GTGTTTGAATTCAACCCCTTGACTAGCTTCAGACCCAGTTTCCCACGTATAGAAATTGTAGACGTTTATCATGACGTAAACTGGTTCGCACCCAAACTCAAAAACGGACAGATGTTGGCAGTGCCAATCAATGATGGCGTCAAGCCGCAGTGTGTGTATTTTGTCAAAGACATCAGTCGTAACTGTGAAATAGTCAACTATCAACGAGCATGGTAACATCGTCTTGGCCCCGAGCACCCATAAACTTTGACACTGACTATGCGACCATAGTGTTGTATCCCTGGGGCGGCGGTGGAAAGTTTTTGATCAATTCTTTGGGTGTTGCTACCAATGCATGTTTTCAAGACATTTGGCGCACACGAAATCAGATGGTGGGGTTGTACAACTCCACCGACAAAAAGAATTTAATATTAGATTCACTCAAAGATACTGTTACACACTGGGTTGACTTTAACATGGGTGCCAATGTATTGACCGGGGTTGAAGAAGATTACTACATTTCAAATGGTGCAAGCACTGCACAATATTGGCCCTGGCATCATGAGTTCAGTGTGTTGACCAACTCGCCCATACATTTTTTCCTGGACACTCATAGTCCGATATATCTGAAATCTATGTTAAAAGTTTGGCCTTGTGCCAATGTCATTGTCATAGAAGACTGCCAGGAAATTTATCAACATAGAAACTTCAATCCCAATCGGTTTGGCCTACAAGATTATTGGGACAACATACGAGGAGACGAATCCTGGCCCGAAGCAGCACCAGAAACTTGGCCTGAGATTCAAGCACTGCCTTGGGAAATCATCGAAGAGTTAGATGAACTGTTTGGTTTTGAAATACTGCGATTTGTATATCACCCCGAAGCACAAGCAGCATTTGATCGGGATCGGCGAGATCAAATTAGAGATATATTGGAGCAATATCCCAATAATCGTAAAATTGAATTGTCGGGGTCAATGTATATGTCTGCAACTCAAACACAAGATGCTGTCAAGCAGTGTTATCAGTTACTTGGGCTTGAAGATTTTGACATTGATTTTGTAAACAAGTATTATACACAATGGTTTGAAACAATTTCTCGAGCACGGATTATTCCACAATGAGTGATAAATTAACTATTCAAAATGAAATGCGTGAGTTTGATCTCAAGAACAGATCATTCTATGACGAACTCACCGACGAAGAACGCAAAAAGTTTTCAAATTATCTAATGATTCGTTGGGGTAGTTCGGTCACTGGATCTAGAGAGCTACAGGAATTCTATGTGATTGCCACAAATGAACGATTGAACAAGCATTTTTTTGCCATCAATCGCCACCCCAAATTACAGTGGCTATGTGCTACGGCAGTGAGTCCGGGAATGGGAGCGTATCGTCATCAATGGATCTCTCCCAAGAAGAAAGAAGCCAGCGGGTCAGGCACTGTCAAAAAACAACTGTTGGCATTATTCCCTAACATGAAGCCTGCGGACATTGATACATTGTCTTGCCTAACTACACAAAAAGAAATAGATGCATACCAGCGAGAACTCGGCAACAGCTGAATCACATCAGTGTCGCTATTGCGAAAAAGAATTTCGCAAGGAATCCACGCTCGCGGCACATCTTTGTGAACCCAAACGTCGTTGGCAACAAGAAACAGAAACAGGTGTGCAATTTGGTCTTAGAGCATACTTACAGTTCTATGAATCTACACAGGGCAGCGCCAAGCTGAAAAATTATGCAGATTTCGTTAACAGTCCTTATTATAATGCTTTCGTTCGTTACGGCAGATATTTGGTTGGTGTTCGGGCTATCAATAGCACTAGTTTTACTGCATGGCTCTTGAAGAACAACAAGAAATTAGACTATTGGTGCAAGGACAGTTTTTATGAAGAATGGCTACACGAATACCTACGCAGAGAATCCGCGCAAGACGCTCTGGAGCGAGGTCTCAAAGAAATGGAGGAATATGTACTTACTGGAAACAGTGATCTGGCCCACTATAGCGATTACTTTAGGTTTGGCAACAGTAATCGTATTTGCCATCATATTTCTAGCGGTCGCATCAGCTCTTGGATTGTTTACAATTGCGATAGTGGGATTGAGTGGCTTGATAGTATTGGCCCGGAGCATTTGGGTTTGGTTATTAATTGGATTGATCCTGGTCATTGGAATCGTAGATTTCAAGACAACTCTGCTGATGTTGAATGGACTAGGCATATTCTGACTCAGGCCGGGCTATGAAAATTCAAGTCACCACAGCTCGAGACGATTACACTGGATTGGAAATTTTTGATTATCTTCTGGGTTACTGGCAGTACGTCACTGACTTGGAATACACACCCGAAGTTGTATTTGCCCGAGAACCTGCTGATGATAGTTTCAATGTGTTGTTTTTACACATGCCTGAAACAATACCCAATGACGTTGACAGATTTGATTTGATATTGGTTGACAACGGGGACGAGCCATTTGGCATTGGCACTGCAGCCATGTACGACATGCTGGATAAATTTGACAATGTAAAAATTGTCTGCAACTCAGTGACCGAGGACACACATCCTTGGAAATCATCAATGATTTGTACTCATATTGTTTGGGAATTTCAGCGACAACACTACATAGCCAGTGCATACCCTCAGCGGTATGAGCTGCTACAAGATCATCATCCTCGGGGAATGATCTATATCAATGGCAGAAATCGCAGCGTAAGAGAACATCACAGTCGATTATTCCAACAGCACATACCGGAAATGCCACAGTGGAACGAACTGCATTGTGGCACAATCACTGCCACCGAACAGTACTGGCACGAAAGTGCCCAAGACACTGAATTCAGGCAGTGGGCCGATGCAGAATACGCAAATAATCTTTACAACCCAACTCCTCCGGAAAAACGATGGCCACCGTACCCTTGCGGAGTCAATGGTAGATATGGCGAAAGCTTGTTTGAAGATAGATATATTGATGCATTTAGAAAACATGCTATAATTGTATATCCTGAAACCACCTGGACCAATGGACAAATTGCACCCACCGAAAAGGCTCTGAAGTGTTTCTTACATCAAAAATTTCCTGTGATGTTGGGCGGTGCACTGACCAACAAGTTATATTCGGATCTAGGGTTTTACACTGCCTGGCATCTGTTGCCCGAAGAATTACAAGGATATGATCTGGTAACTGATCATAGACAGAGATTTGATCAACAGACCCGGGCCATACGTTGGCTCTATGACAACCATGAAATTATTGACTCGGTTGAAGCGCAACAGATGCTGTTGAAAAATCAACGACAGTTGCTGGTGTTCGGAAGTCAGTCCGGTAAACAACTTTACAACATTATACATGACATTGCACAAAACCGCTGACATTGACATTGATTTTGCTGATCGCAATCAAGCCTTAAAGTTGATTGACACTGTGCCAGCGCGACAAATGCACCAAGGAGAAGTTCGACGTCACAACTCTGGAGTATATGTCACTGACATCCCATGGGATCCTATTAACCAATGTGCTGCCATTGACTATCACGCGGCCGAACAACGTGGCTATTTCAAACTGGACTTTTTAAATATGTCGGTGTATCAGGGCATACGTGATCCCGAACACTATGAACAATTGCTGGCAACCACACCACCCTGGACTAGACTCAAAGAACGCGAGTTTGTCGAACAACTGGTGCATATCAATAATCATTACAGCACTCTACACGAAATGCCCGAGCCCGTGGATTCAATACCGCGCATGGCGATGTTTTTGGCAGTGATACGTCCGGGAAAAAAACACCTAATAGGACTTGCTTGGAAGGAAGTTGCAGAAACAATCTGGGACGCTACCGAAGACGGGTACAGCTTCAAAAAGGCACACGCTGTGAGTTACGCAGTGTTGGTTACCCTGCACATGAATTTACTCAACACGGCGAACCAGGGTAATTGATTTGCGCTTGGATTTCTTCTTGGCAATATCAAGCAAACTGCACACAGGACCGTGTACAATCTGCAGATCTCTGTTGACAAATGTGCGCAAACTAGTTCTAAACTCGTCCCAGTCCCCGCGCAAAAAGATGTTTATGGGTATGGATCTATTGCTTTCCCACCACCAAACGTTGGCTAGATCCAAAAACTTCTGCTTTTCCGACAGGCTTTTTAGGCTACCAAAGTCGTAGATTGTCGTAATTGTTTCATCACGGTTCTGAATTATACCCACGTATTCGTTGCTGGCATAGACGCACAACGTTATAAACGGATACTTTTCAGCTAATTTTGCAAAAAAGTCACTGCCCATAAATATTAGCTGGAGATTCTTATGTATTCAACCACGGCGTATTTATATCAACAGCGTTACCCGGTTTTATTGATTGACACCAGTGGTGCTTATTTCACAGCGAGGTGGGATCCAGTGTATTCAAAACCTATTACTTTAAACAAAGGCGTTGACAACGTGCTATTGTTTGAAATGTTTAATCAAGATCAAAAACCAGTCAATGTCACAGGCAGTGAGTTTGTTTTTCAATTGATCAGTCAAGATGGTAACGAATTAATGTACCGTGGCAACATGGAAATTTTAAGTGCCGCATATGGGCGTGTAAAAGTCACAGTGTCCGAGGCTGATCTTGATATAATTGAAGCACAAACATGCAGCTACAGTATCACTCGTTATTCGGGAAATTTACTGCAATCAGTATTCACTGACGAAGGCGCCAATGGCCGGGGAGTGGCATATATCTTGGATTCAACTTTCCCGCAGTTTGTACCCAGTCGTCAGGTCACTATTCCAACATTGTATGGTCCTGGTGATTATCCAGCATCACAGCCCTATACCACAAGACCGGACTGGGCGTTGCCACAGCAATCAATGCCTGCCACATACAGCGAAACTTATTCCAGTTATGTCAATGGTAATCCCACCGCAGTTGGCACATTTATCTTAAAGGCCAATACTTTTACTGGCAATATTAAAATTCAAGCAGCAGAAAATTACGAAAGTATTTGGTTTGATGCAACACCAAACTACTCTTTTTATGCCAACACCAGTAATATCAATATCACAGTGCAGGGGAATTACAACTTATTGCGTGTGGCAATCAATCAATACGGTGGTGTAAACGGTGCCACCATTGCCCTGGCCAATGCCACAGTGGCCAACGGTGCAGTGACCAATGTCAATATTCTCAACTCAGGATCGGGATATCTGGCCGAACCATTGGTGATAATTGCCGGGGCTGGTGTTGGAGCTTCGGCAGTGGCATCAATCAACAGCAGCGGTGCAGTGACAGATATCACAGTGCTTGATGGTGGATCAGGTTACAGTCCAGTACCACCAAGTCAACAGGCAGCAACCGTTACCATTGTTCCGGGCGTAATCGAACAGATAACTTACAGATAAAGTGGTTTTTGACAAGATAGCGGCATTTGGAGACAGTTGGGTCTGGGGCGATGAGCTTGTTGACCCCAACATGCCCAATGCAACGCCTGATTTATTGACAAACCAACCGTACCGTGAATCTCATTGTTTTGCTGGAGTCATTGCTCGTCATTACCAGGTACCAGTGGAAAATTTTGCCATACCCGGCGGTAGTTTACAAAGCACCATTTGGAATTATCTTTGGTGGTTAAACAATCGCACTGATCATGACAGCACACTGGTATTGGTTGGACTCACTGACGCATCAAGACAGTCTTGGTACAATCCCAGTCATGTAGTCTATGCCAATGACCCCAACTGGAATAGATACGTACACAGCGCCTGGGTACACAGCACCAAGTGTTACAACGACGACTGGCGAGCATTGACCAAATACTATATGACTCTAAGCGACTGTCAGCAACTTTGGAAAAATAATTATCAGCAGGCTCTGTTGTTTTTTGATGGACAACGTCATCGGCATTCTCTAATACAATTCAATCTACTGAAAACCTATCCAGAATTTTCAGCCCCAAGTTTGATATTCCCAGATTCCAATCTACGACAACTATTAAGTGCCTATTCGAATTGCTGGGCACCGCAACGTCACCCCAACGAACATGGACATCAAGTTATTGCAGATCTATTGATTTCTCAAATTGATTCTGCTATAATAACAAGATGCTAGACATTCTTGGTTACATACCCGGTCGACGAAAGAATAGTTCTTCGGGCTGGATAAGTTTCAATGCTGTGTGCTGTGTGCATAATGGTCACAGTGCTGATCGGCGCAGCCGTGGCGGTATTAAAACGTCAGACCAAGGCTGGAGCTATCACTGTTTTAATTGCAACTACACTGCAAGTTTTATTTTGGGACGTAACCTAACCTATAAAGCTCGACGCCTGCTGGAATGGTTACATGTTCCCGAAGAAGAAATCAATCGTGTGAATCTTGAAAGCATGCGACATCGCAGCATTGAAGGTATTCTCAGCGATCGCCAGCGTACATTCAATAGTATATCTGACATCAAGTTTGAAGAACGAGAGTTACCACCGTTCGCTGAATTAATGACAGATGAACATCCGGCTTATCAGACCTATATCACTAGGCGATGCATACCCAGTGACTACCCCATCATGGTCCAACCCAACAACGACGGTGTTCATTGGACTCGTCCGCATGTTGTGATTCCTTTTACCTATGACAATACTATTGTTGGATATAGTTGTAGATTTTTAGATGCTCGCACGCCTAAGTACATCAATGAAACACAGCCAGGCTATGTGTTTGGAACTGACTTGCAAAAGCCCAACTGGCAGTATGCAATTGTGTGCGAAGGTGTGTTTGATGCCCTGAGTATTTCAGGTCTGGCAGTGTTGCACAGTGAAATCAACGACGCACAGGTGAGATTAATACGCAGCCTTAATCGAGAAGTTATTGTTGTTCCTGATCAAGACAAATCAGGACTGGCACTGGTTGATCGTGCTCTAGAGCTGGGTTGGAGTGTGAGCGTACCAGACTGGCCCTGGGATGTCAAAGACATCAATGACGCAGTACAGCGCATGGGCAAACTCACTGCTTTGATGACAATTTTGCAAGCACGACATCACAGTCGCGTTCATATTGAACTAGCCAAGAAAAAAATACAAAAGAAAATTACATGAAAATACTTGTGTGCGGAGATAGCTTTGCCATCACTGATAACCGGTATCCGGGTCTGCATTGGAGTGAAAAAATACTTGACCACAGTGCTGACTTTGAAATCAATAATCTGGCTGCTGGTGGTGCCAGCAACGCAATGATTGCAATGCAACTATTACAGGGATTGAAATTTAATCCTGACTTTGTGATATTTTCTTTCACTACCGAAGGAAGATACGAATTTGATTTAGATACACAGGCGCAGATAAAAGATCTAACAGTGTTGGAATTAGCTGACTTTCAAAAACGTCGTTGGATCACAAATTGTTTTACAGAAACATTGCCTAGAGCACTGCAACAAACAGCTGAAAAATATTATGTGGAAGCAGCTTCGGACAGTTTTGAATGGTTGAAAAATTATATGTTTATTGCTTTTTGTTTGCAAACAGTAGCCACACACAACATACGATTTGCCTACACACTGGGTGGTTTTGAGTATCAGCGAGATTGGCAACAAAAATTACGTTCGTTGTTTGTTGACAACATGATAGCACCGCACACTGCAAACGAACTTGCTGTTAACCTTTGGTATCATAGCAACAACACTTCGGACCCTGCGTTTCATGCTGGAGATTATCGGGTGCAATCATTGTTTGCCAATGAATGCATTGCTAGAATTAACGGATCATATAAATGATAAAAGATTATAATCAAGACATACAGAAATTATTTTTAGAAATGATGCTGGAAGATGCCAGCAGTTACGTTCGAGTACAAAACATCTATAATCCAGCAAACTTTGAAAAGAGTCTGCGCCCTGTGGCTGAATTCATCAAGCAACACACTGATCAATATCACACCATGCCCGAGCGAGCACAGATATTGGCTGTGACTGGTGTGACCCTGAATCCAATTCCAGAGATCACTGCCGGACACTTTGAATGGTTCTTTGAAGAATTTGAATCGTTTACCAAACGACAGGAACTAGAACGTGCTATTTTAAAAGCAGCTGACATGATTGAAAAGGGCGAATATGATCCAGTTGAAAAGCTCATCAAAGATGCTGTACACATTAGTCTGACCAAAGATCTAGGAATGAACTACTGGGAAGACCCCAATGGCATGATCACACGTTATTTTGATTCAGGCGGGCAAGTATCAACTGGATGGCCGCAGTTGGACAAACTATTGTACGGCGGCTTCAGTCGCGGCGAACTCAACATCTTTGCCGGCGGATCAGGATCAGGTAAGAGTCTGGTGATGATGAACATCGCATTGAACTGGGTTCAACAAAACTTACACGGCGTGTATATCACATTGGAACTCAGTGAAGAACTCACTGGACTGCGTACCACTGCTATGTTAACAAACATGAGTACCAAGGACATTAGAAAAGACAAAGACACAGCAGCACTCAAGGTCAAAATGGTGGCCAAAAAATCCGGCACATATCAAGTCAAGGCATTGCCAGCACAGAGCAACATCAATGACATACGCAGTTTCTTAAAAGAGTATCAGGTGCAAACAGGCATTCAAGTTGATTTTATGATGATTGACTATCTAGACTTGCTGATGCCCGTGAGTGCCAAAGTCAGCCCCAATGATTTGTTTGTCAAGGACAAGTATGTTTCAGAAGAACTGCGTAACTTGGCCAAAGAGCTGGGCATATTGATGGTCACAGCATCACAGTTGAATCGTTCGGCAGTGGAAGAAGTTGAATTTGATCACAGTCATATTTCGGGTGGTATATCTAAAATCAACACAGCTGATAATGTGTTTGGTATTTTTACCAACAGACAAATGCGCGAACGTGGCGAGTATCAAATACAATGTATGAAGTCACGCAGTTCAACAGGTGTGGGACAAAAGATCAGTCTTGAATACAACATTGAAACCATGCGCATCACTGATCCTGGAGAAGACACTGCAGTGTCGTTTAGGCAGCAGCCCAGCATTTATGAAACTATCAAGGCCAAGAGTCTGGTCACTTCAGACAGCACCCCACCATTTGACAGCGACAGTGCCACACCCAAGATATCAGCAGA